AAGGAGACCATAAAAGAATGGTAGAAAACATAACGGCCATAAAATACCTACAGTCGATCCGAACACTAGACATCAGGTTAAAAACCCTGGAAACGAGAATCTCAAGATATAGAAAAGACATCTGCACCCTTAAAGGAACGGATTATTCGGCAGATAAAGTTTCCGGAACGCCTGGAAGCGGTATGGCAGATAAAGTGGCATGCCTAGCGGATATGATTGCGGATGCGGATAAGGAATGGGATAAGCTCATCGAAAAAAGAGAAGAGGCACGACTTTTAATCGAAAAACTGGAAAATCCTAAACATCAAAGCATCCTTTCAAGAAGATACCTTTATGGCGAAAAGTGGGAAAACATATGTAAAGCCCTAGGCTGCACGTGGCCGAATATTTTTAGAACACAACGGCGAGCCTTGAAAAGTTTTGATATAATCCTAAAAAAATCAAAAGAGGGTACTTAAAGTTACATATCACTCTGTGATATCATGTAAGCTAGAAAAATAAGACAAGGAAGACCTGTATAGTACAGGCCTTCCTTTTTTGTTGCCGTAATGAAAGCGAGGGCGGCATGATCCGATGCGATAACCAACGATGCAAACACAATCACCGCGAAATATGCGTGAACATGCACCTACAGATAGAATCGGAGCGGTGCATATGTTTTGAACCAAAGTGGCAGAAAAAACGAAAAACAAACGAAACGGACATAAACCATACGCCCGTTTATCACTCAACGAGAAGGCGTACGTTTAGGTAGGAGAATATGACAAAAAACAAGGTACGAGGCGAACCCATTCGCCGTGATAAGATATATATCAAAGACACAGATACGCACGCGAAAAACGCGCGAGGAAAAAACATTAATATAAGGCGTCGTTCAACGACCTGGAAAAAGTTTCATACCACCCAAAACCTGGAAGTCATTAAAAGCTTATGCCGTAAAGGATGGCATAACGATGAGATTGCCGCCTATATCGGTATCTCCGAATCGACGCTTTATGAGTGGACAAAGAAACATCCGGAGTTTTCGGAGGCGCTTTCCATTGGAAAAGACTACTGCGTAGCGGTCGTTGAAAACGCGCTGTTTCAACGAGCCGTTGGCATTGAAAAAACGGCACCGAAAAAAGAAGAGACCATAACCGTAGACATCGTTAAAGACGGCAAGGTAGTAGGAAAACAAGTCACCAAAAAGATAGAAAACGAACTTATCTTTGTTCCGCCGGAAACCAAAGCCGCAACCTTCATTCTTACCAATTTAGCGCCGGACGACTGGAAGCAAAAACAGCAAACGGAACTTACCGGAAGCGTTGAAATTAACGCCAACATGGACTTATCGGAACGCTTGCAACAGGCACTATTAAAGAAAGGAGAAGCGGCTAATGAATAAAGACGAAGCATACAAGCTTATGGACTGTTTAGGCCGCTTAACTCACGATCCGGTAGCCTGGGTATATTTCGCATTTGACTGGGACAACGATCCGGAGCTAAAAGGACAAAAGCCGCAAAAATGGCAGCTAGAGCAGTTAGAAAGAATTGCTAAAGGATTGGAGACTCCAGACACAGTAATTCGTCAGGCCGTATCATCAGGACATGGTATAGGAAAGAGCACGACCGTAGCCTGGCTGATTCTATGGGCCATATCGACTCACCCGGATACAAGAGGCGTCGTAACCGCCAATACCGAAGCACAGCTTAGAACAAAAACCTGGGCGGAACTTGCTAAATGGCATAGAAAATTTATCGCAAAAGAGCTATTCACCTACACGGCAACCGCGATATTTTCCATTGAAGCGGAACACGAACGCACCTGGAGAATTGACGCTATCCCCTGGTCCGTCACAAATACCGAAGCATTTGCCGGGCTACACAACCAAGGCCGAAGGATTCTTATCATATTCGACGAAGCCTCCGCTATAGACGATCGCATCTGGGAAGTAGCAGAAGGCGCCTTAACAGATAAGAATACGGAAATCATCTGGTGCTGCTATGGGAACCCTACGAGAAATGTAGGGCGGTTCCACGCCTGTTTCACGAAATACCGAAATTACTGGGACACGAAGAAGATAGACTCCAGGGACGTGGCTATTTCCAACAAAACTCAAATCGAACAATGGAAAAACCAATACGGCGAAGATTCAGACTTCTTTAAAGTCCGTGTTCGTGGTGAATTTCCGTCATCATCCGACGCGCAATACATAGGCGTAGACATTGTGGAAACGGCGACAAAAAGAACGCTCCGACCGGCTGAATATAACTTTGCACCCGTCATCATAGGAGTGGACCCGGCCTGGACGGGAAGCGACCAATTCGTTATTATCATGCGTCAAGGCCTTTACAGTAAGGTCCTAGGCGAATATCAAAAAAACGACAACGACGGAGCCATGGCGGCAATCCTGGCAGGGTTTGAGGATGAGTACAAGGCTGATGCGGTCTTTATCGACCAAGGCTACGGCACGGGACTTTATTCGTTTGGTGTAACCATGGGAAGAACATGGAAGCTGGTTGCATTCGGCGGAAAGTCCGGAACAAAAGGTTTTGCTAATAAAAGGGCCGAAATTTGGGGAAAGATGAAGGATTGGCTTATAAATGGCGGGGTGCTGCCGGATGACGACGTGTTAAGAGATGACCTCATAGGCCCCGAAGCGTCCGTCAACGAAAAAGGCGAAATTATCTTGGAAAGTAAAGACCATATGAAAGCCCGCGGCGTACCATCACCAAATAAAGCGGACGCCCTGGCCTTAACATTTTCGCTGCCGGTATTAAAGAGCCAAAGACAGCAAACGGCAGCACAAACAAAATACAATCCGTTTAGAAAGGGGTAATACAAATGTGTGGATTAAAAGGCTTATTCGGAAGTAGTTCATCTCCCGAATTTAAGACACCGGATCCTACGGTACAGGCCGTAAATAACGGCGACCAAGGAACAGCCGATAGCGTCGAAAAACAGCGTAAAAAGCGCGGTTTTCAAAGTACGCGAACAGCTATAGACACGGCATTAGGAACAACCAATGGCAAAAATACATTGGGATAAGGAGAAAAACATGCGTAAAGAAGTAAAAACAGAACTCGCTAGAAGTCCGACAAAAGACACTAAGACGGTAAAGCTAAACACGTGTAAAGATAAAAGAAAGCTCGTACAACGCTTTAATGCCTTATTCCAAGCCCGTAGGCCCTGGGAAAGGGTATGGAAGTTAATCCGTGATTATGAACTTCCCTATGACGGACTTTTTGACGACGACACGGCGGGAAAACCCGTTATTCACGATGAAGAAATCTTTACAGGCGTCATTCAAGAAGCCCGTGATACATTTGCAGCTGGCGTTCAGTCAGGACTCACACCGCCGTCTAGGCGCTGGTTCCGTTTCGGAATAGGGAATAAGGACCTGGCCGATGATACAGGCGTGCAGCGGTTCTTAGATACAAGAGCAGATATCATGGAATCTGTATTATCCGGCTCAAACTTCTACAACGCTATACATCAATGCTATTCAGAACTTCCCTTTGGCCAAGCGGCCCTGGGGATTTTTTCACAAGGCGGTACAGTGACGTTTGTTCCGTACACCATCGGAACGTACGCCCTGGCATGTGACGCGACAGGAAGAGTCTCAACCTTTGCTAGAAGAGCCAAAATGACCGTGAATCAAATCGTAAAGCAATTCGGATATGACAATTGCCCGATGACCGTTAAGCAGTCATACGATAACGGAAGCGGCCATCAAAACTACCATACGGTATGCTGGCTCGTCGAAAAGAACGAAGATAACGACCCAAACAAGCTAAACAATAAGAAGATGCCGTTCACATCGACCTACTGGGTAGAAGACTCTAACGAAGACGAATGCCTGGCGGTTACGGGATTTGAGGAGTGGCCGGTTCCCGTGGCCCGTTACACAGTAAAAGGAACAGAAGCCTACGCCACAGGCCCCGGCTGGAACGCCTTACCGGACGCTAAAATGCTGCAACAAATGGAGCTCGACGCTATCACAGCCATCGAAATGGGCGTAAAGCCTCCGCTACAGGTCCCTCCGTCGCAAGTGGGTAATATCAACCTCTTCCCCGGCGGTACAACAGCCATAAACGATCCAAACGAAGCCATACGCCCTATATTCCAGGGACAACTGGCAATTGGAGAACTTGAAGGAAAAATTCAACGTGTGGAAGATAGGGTAAAGAGAACGTACTCCTCAGACCTCTTCTTAATGCTCGACCAGTTAGACAAAGGTCGTATGACGGCCCAGGAAGTCATGGCAAGAAACCAGGAAAAACTGCAACAATTAGGCCCGGTCGTAGAACGCCTTCAATACGAATTCTTAAACCGTATCCTTGAAAGGGTCTACAACATCTTAGATAGAAGCGGCATATTCCCGGATATCCCGGAAGAGCTGCAAGACATTGTAGGTGAAGAGTTTAGGATCGAGTACATCTCACCGCTCGCCCAAGCGCAAAAGATGAGCGGCTTAACATCCATCGAACAGGGCATTGGCTTTATCGGACAGGCCGCACAATTCGACCAGACGGTCCTTGATAAGGTCAACCTAACGGAAGCAGTCGCTAACTACTTAGCGCAAGTAGGCGTGCCGGCAGCCATGATTCGTTCAGACGAAGAGGTTGAACAAATCCAAAAACAGCGCCAAGAAGCACAGGCCGCAGCAGAAGCACAAGCACAGCAACAAGCAGCAATAGCACAAGCTCCGGACCTTGCAGCGGCCGCTAAAAACGCAACAGAAGCGGCAAACGATGGCAATCCCGCTATGCAAGAATGGCTAGGAATGAGGTAAAATGCACGAAAAAGAACGAAAGACCGCACAACTTATGGAAGAAACCATACGAAGTCAAGATATGGAAGCCTTACGGTACGTTATGGAAAGCCCGTTAGGACGTCATTTCATGGCCCGCCTTTTGGATACGACGAGAATCTATAGCCCGTTATCCAACGAAACCACACTCTTAGACGAAGGGCGCCGTCGTGTAGGCCTTGAATACTTAAAACTCATTCAATCTATGGGCCTGGAAGGCATGAAACTTCTTCACAAAATGGAAGAAGAATACGCCGAAAAAAGAATAGAACTCGAAAGGATGAAAACAACATGGACCAATTGAAATTAAAATTTGACCTGCAACGATTCGCCGAAGGCCCGGAAAGCCAAGAGGCCGAAGGAACACAAGAACAAGCGACTGATACGAGCGCTAACCAAGAAGGTAGCGACTCATTTATCGGTAAGGAAACCCAGACCGCCTTAGGTGGTGACGGTGAAAGCACTTCTCCGCAAGTACCTGAATCGTACGACTTTACGGCCGTACTAAAAGAAGCGGGCCTTGAAGCGGACGAAAAAATCACCGAAGAATTTACAACGCTCTTAAAAGGCATGGGTGCAACGCAAGAACAGGCAGCCGGCATGGCAACATACGGCATCCAGTATGCCCAAGGCGTAGCAGAAGCGGTCGCTAAAAATCTCCAGGAACAATACGTAAACGAAGTAAAGTCCTGGGGCGATGCGGCAAAAGAAGAATTAGGCGGGGCGTATCAAGAAACGCTCGGCAAGGCCGCGACCGCAAGAGATTATATCGAACAAAAGATTCCCGGCTTTACGCAGATGTTAAACCTGACGGGGGCCGGTAATCATATAGCCATGATTAAAACCATGGCAGCCTTTGCCGATTTAATCGGTGAAGACCCCGGCAAAATGGGTGGCGCAGGTACCGCTGCAACAAGTACCGATATGTATCCTCATACGGATTTTTCTAAGTATTAATTAAAAGGAGAACAAAAATATGATTGGAAGCACAGCATTAACTTTCTCGGATTTGCGTAAGCGCTTAAATCCGCAGGGCCAGCTTGACGCGATTATGGAAGTCATGGCCCAAAGCAACCCTATCATGGAAGATATCCCCTGGATGGAAGGAAACCTTCCCACAGGCAACCAAACAACCGTCCGTACGTCGTACCCTCATCCGGAATTACGGCGCATTAATGCCGGCGTAAAGCCCGGAAAATCGACGACGCGGCAAATCATCGACACGTGCTGCCTTATGGAAGCACGTTCGGAAGTTGACGTAAAGCTTGTGAAACTGGCTCCGGATAAACAAGCCTTTCGTATGTCAGAAGACAAGGCCTATATCCAAGGCTTTACGGATGATTTAGCAAAGTACATGTTCTACGGTGATACGGACGCAAACCCGGACCAGTTTAATGGCCTCGGTATCCGCTACAACACGTTTAAAGGCGACCTTGGCGAAGAAGGCTACCAGGTAGTAAACGCCGGTGGCAAGACGGCGAATAAACAAACCTCCGCCTATATCGTAGACTGGGGCGAAGATGCGGTCGTCGGCATTTACCCGAAGGGTTCTAAAGCAGGCCTTGATATTCAAGACCTCGGCGAAATCGACGCCATCGACGCAAACGGCGGTAAATATCGGGCTCTTGCAACGCTCTTTGATTGGGATGCGGGCCTTGCGGTAAAAAACATCCGTAAAGTCGCAGCCGTTCGTAATATTGATTGCAAGGCAGCAGCCGAAGACAGCACGTCCGAAGCTCGTAAAGCCTTTGCAGAACGTATTATCGTAGCCAAAAACAAGATTGTAAGCCCGAAACGTCCGATCCTTTACGTATCGCCTATGGCATACACCATGCTTGAATTACATCTTTCGGACAAAGATAACGTATACGTAACCCGTCAAGAATTAGCCCAGGGCATTCCGACGCTTTATGTATCGGGCCTTATTGTTAAGAAAAACGACGCATTGACGGAAACTGAACCCGTCATCGCCTAGAAAGGAGAAACACATGGTATACGATGCAGAAAATACGTTCTTTTGGAACGTTAAATTATCCGGACAATCCGGAACAGGCGAAGTTATTAAAACAGGTAAAGGTGACGCAGGAAGTCCCTTGACCTTAGTTGTTAAATTACCTGGAGCTTCGGCAGATTGTACGGTAACCCTTGAAACAGCGGACAACGATAAAATGACCGGGGCTAAAACTTTGGGTACGTATACGGCTGAAAAAGGTAAAACCTTAGCCGTTAAGGTGCCTTACGGAGATCTCGGCTATCTCCGCCTTAAATGGGCGTCAGCCGCAGCCCAATCGGCAGGCACCATTTCGGCGTCACTTGTAATGGATGCAGACGTACGATAAGCCGGGGATCCCTTTTAAGGATTGCCGCAAAGGAAGAAGTTTAAATCAGTTACACGCAAACGAGTTACGAGCTAAGTTAATCCAAGCCGGCGTTGAATACACCGGCGAAGAAACTAAAGAGGACCTTGTAAACCTCGTTAAAAAACACAAGTTATAAAGAAAAGGGGACGGGTAACACC